TGCTTTCTCTAAGACATAAATATCAATCACATTAGCAGAAGAATAAGCCTTTCTAACTGCCGCAGTAGCTTTTCCTACAGTTCCAAAAGTACTGATGAAAGTATTAGAAAACACAGAATAATCTTCTAAGGTTACCAAACGATCTTGTCTCCTAAAGTTTAAAGGAGCATAGCGTTTAGCATGATCTACAGTTTCAGCATTAGATCCTCCTGTACCTTTAGAAATATTTGTTATAGACACAGTTACAGCATCACCATCTACCGTACCTGCTATACTATTATTTATAGAATCCTTGGCTATATTTCCTCTAGTTCCTCCTCCTACTCTATAAAATACTACATAATTAGAAGTATCATCAGGAGAAACTCCTACACTCCCATCCCCAAAAACTACAGTAGCATTAAAATTATCATCATACACTACTTCAAAGATTTTATCAGAAGAGCCTGAAGCAAAATAAATATTAGGGACTTCAACAAAAGCTCCATTCTTGGTTAGAGATGGTCCTGCCGTAAACACCTGAACACTTCCTTCCACTACAGGACCCTTTGTAAGTTTAATAGTCTTTACCGCTTCTGTAGCAGCAAAATCCCCAGAGTCTTGAACTAAAGCTCCTTCTTGTAAAACAGCATTGGTAAAAATAGTTTTATCAGCATCAACTGCTTCTGTATCTGTAAAGCTTAGTTCACCAGTACTATTAACTGTATCAACTAAACCATTAACAACTTTGTATAAAGTAAAGGTTAATGCTCCTCCATCTTCAGGAGATACAGTTTCAACTATTCTATTTCCAACAGATACAAGAAGACGAAAACCATCTGTGGTTGTATCTGAAGTAATTTTAGCATCAGCAGCAGAGGATAAAGGACCCTTCATCCTAATCCCAATTAACTCTAAAAGCTTTTTAATACTGGGTCTCTGAGTAGCGGTAGCCAAAAAGTTCTCATTAGCAAGCATATCGGCCTTCATTGACATGACCGCACCCATATAAGCAACAAGCTCTAAGAACATCATACCCAAATCAGATTCAACAAAATATTTGTAGTCTCTAGGATATACTGCTTTAGCGTATGCAATTAACGAATCTCTTAGAGATACAAAATCCGTAGCAGCAAAGTTGATTAGAGAAGGTCTCTTGGTTACAGGAATCTTTGCTAATTTCATAAAGTCCGATGCTATAGTTCCCGAAAAGTTCATGATATATCCACCTCAACATCAAATATTTCTAAATCAGCAGTATCTAATTTTAATGATAAAATTACTTTTAATGAATTTCCTCCCGCTGGGCCAAAATCCCCCAAGGGAAAAACTGAAAGCCTTGCTACTTGGGCTCCTACAATATAATTATTAAATGAATAAAGAATATCGCTCTTAATTGAATTAAAAGTATTCTCATCTAATGGTTGAAAAAGGTAACGTCTTAAATTACAACCAAGGTTTGGCAACATAACTCTCTCACCTTTTTCCGTCAAAAGAAGCTGTTTTACCGCATCCTTAATCATTTGTATACCAGATCTTTTAGTAAAATAACCTTCTCCATCTATAGACCCTAAAGGAAAATCTAAACCATACACTTCCTGCCTATGAGACTTAGGGGCTTGAATCATATACCGAGGAGGTACTTTTCCATAAACTGAAACTGTTTGGTTAGCTGCCATTACATCTTGATGTTCTTGAAGAAGCCTTGTTGGGCTTTATAATTCTTTAAAACTTCTGAATTATCTAGGGCTCTTGAATAAAATTTTAAACTTCCTAAATGCCCACGCAACCCACTTGTGATTCCACTTCTATCTCCTCCTAAGAAATTTCCATATTTATACATACCATCCGTATAGCCACCTCCCACAATCCAAGGAGTGTAGAAAGTGTTGAGAAGGGGACCTTGTTTAAGAACCGTTGGACCATCAACAGTTGTAGAAGAATACTGAAAACTATTATTTTTCTTAAAAGAGGGTAAACTAGGAGCAACTCGCATATCTACTCCAAAAACATTAGATATAGCTGAAGTTGCTACTAAGGAGCCATCAGCAAACATCTTTATAGTATCTGTAGGAGGATCAACAGTTACATCAATCAGCACAAACTGAGAAGAAACATTTCCAAAATTGGTAGCAGAAAGATCTACTTTCATTTTATAAAAAGTTTCTAGATCCTGACAATCATCACTATTAACCCACGAAGCAGAAGACAAGTCTCTAGACTGGGTAGGAGCTATAAAGAAACTGAGGGAAGAAGCGGGATCATTATCAGCATTATGGTTACTATAACCTGATAATCCTAACTCATACCCTGCTTCAGTAATACGCCTATCTCTAGTAAACCCACAAACCATTCCTCTAACAAATTTCTCTCCTTTGTCATTTCTTAAGAAATCTAAATCTCGTTCAGCCCCCGTATGATCTACAGCCGAAACTCCTGATGCCGTTCCCACATTTTCATTTGCCAAAATAGCCTTTGTCAAAGAAGACGCTGTAGAACTAAGCCACCCAACCCCCCCATCCATAATATTAGGAACATGAGCCCAACACTCCATTGTAAATCCAGTTGACGAATAAGTTAGATCTCGAAATTCTTTAGTGTCAGGAAGCTTTGCATATGAACCTAAGGCTGACGCTGCCACAGGATCACTTGATTTGTTTTTAACAATTCCTTCAAAATAGGGGATAGCTAACCCCGAAACAAAAACATTTCTCTTAGAAGGCCCTACTAACTGAGCATTGTTATACATATCCTCTGTAGCACAGTTAGTGACCGAGAAAGATGTTGAAGAAGGTAACTCCAAAGTGGTCTCTAAGAAGTTATAAACTGCAAACAGGTCTTTATTTACAATCTGATCAGTAAGAGATAATACAGTACCTGCCTGAATAGAAGATGGGGTATAAATAATACCTCCCTTTCCAACAGTAGGAATTTTTAAATGCTCAAAAGAGAGAGACGTAGGTTTAGCACTGGTTCCTGTAAACTTAGCATCAATGGGTAATACAATTCCTACCACATCTGCTTGATTAAAGATTAGAGCATTCTGCTTTTCTAAATCAACCTCTAAGTTGTAGTCTGCTAAATAGGAGAAATCGTTAATTGGGATCTTACCAGGAGGAAACATCGGACCACTCGCATCTCCATAAATTTGAGGTGCTTTTACAGCAACCTCAATCTGCTTCTTGCGTCTATTAATCTTATTGTTATGATTAGCAATATCCGAGATAATCAAATTTCGCTGATTAGTTACAACAGAAGAATCTTCTCCGTAGTCGGCAAGATAAGTCTGTAAATCAGAAGAAAGGTCGTATACTTGCTTATTCCTTTGTTGTTTAAGAACAGAAAGAAAATGATCCTCATCATAATACATTTGTAAACCAATGCTATCATCAATCCTGTTAGGATCGAAAATATTATCAGTAAACTTATTCAGAGATTTGATAGAAATGGCTTGTCCCTTCCCGCCAAGGTTAGGATCATAGTCATAAGTCCACTGCTCTCCAACAGGAACAATTCCCGAAATAGCTAGAAATACGGGATCCAACCCCCCCGTCTGAGAATCGTAATATAAACCATCAGAGGTTAGAATATACTGCCCCGCAACCGAGATTGGGGGACCGTAAGTAAGTCTAAATACATCTCGTTCATCAATACCAACTTCAGGATCTTCCAAAGAACATCTTTTAAAAGTAGTTCCCTCAAGGAAAGGATCTAACTCAGCAGAATCTAAGAAGCAAGGTTCTAGGGAAGGATCGACTGCTCTAGCCCTTAAAATATTATTAATAATACCTATTGTTTCATTACATTTGATAACAAACTCTGTACTACTTTCTATAGCAGATTTAGCCCCAGCGTAGGAAGACTGAAATAACTCCTCTACTTCTTCTGGGCTTAATTTAGCTTTTTCATTAGTAGAAATTCCTGATTGAAAAGATTGTAATGTTTTAAACTTATCTAAACAATCCTTTGCTGAACCAAGCATACTACTAATATCTTGATAATTTTGATAAAGACCTCCTGCAACATCAAGACCATACTCAACCCAACTCAAAGCTCCCAAAAAACCAGTTAAATTATCAAGTTCTTGCACCCCATCAATATCAATTCCCATCCAAGAAGTATCAGAAACCCACTCCCATACACCTCCTTCAGTGATAATTTCATAAATTCCCAGATTGTTACCTATCACCTGAATTTCGCCTGCAATTATCTCTTTGGCTCTTGCCTTCCCAAGAGTTATTTTAGATAACATACTACTAAGTACTTTCGATGGAAACAAGCTCATTACGTTTCCAGCTAAATTTAACATACAACTAGGAACACCATAAGACATTCCGATAGCCTGAAGAGTACCTGTCCCTGTTTCTCCTTTAACTTTTAAAAATGTTTCTAAATCAAATGATGCCATAATTATTTCTCTTAGTATTTATATATTTAAGGTTTTCTAATTCCTCCTTTAGGGGTAGGATTGTATATATCATAATAATTAGGAATAATGGGTACGATTACAGGATCAGGAACAGCACCATTTGCTAAGTGTATCTGGCTTCCATCCATGTTTATTACCCCTGTTGATTTTATATCTACAGAAGCACAATCAAGACTAAATCTTCCACTGGTCTTCATTTTAATCGCCGCATCTGCCTTAATATTAAGATTCCCTCCTAATGCATTAAGAGTTATATCCCCTCCCGCTTTTATGATAATATTTCCACCTGTCCCCCTGGTTTCTATTTGAATAACTTGTTGTACTCCTTTCTTATTTACACATTGAATAAAGATTCTTCCTGTTATAGATTGTGTAAAAACATTTACATCCTTCCATTCACTCTGGATATTTACATTCCCACACGGGATGGGGGTCCATTCGATTCCAGTTGCACGATTTATTAGTTGAAGTTCTCTCCCCCCTGAACCTACAAACATATCAGTTTGAGATCCTGTATTTTTATACAATTGTGGTCCCGCACTCTCTATTTGGACAGCTCTAGCAGGAATAGTACCCTTTTTAGGATCACTTGAAAGTATTATCCTACTATTATTTCCAGAATCTAAAATTATAGAATCAACATCAGGAGAATCATGCAAAACAATTTTTTTCTTCACACTTGAAGTTAATTGTGTATATTTTTCAATAGCCTTAGGATCATATGATTCACTTATAGTTAGACCCGCTTCATTTGGACTCCTAAAATGCATCTTCAAAGGTACACCCCTAGATGCATACATAGTAGGATCTACTCTATCCATAGCATTAAGTTGTGCGTCTGGAATCTTATCACCACCAACAGCATCATTAGGAATCGGTAAAAAAGTGGATCCTAAATAATACCAGCGATGCGCTTCGTCTTCCATAGCCGCTGGTCTACAAACCAGTACTCGTACTCCAACTTCAGGAATTGCTACAAAAGCTCCAGGCCCATTAGAAGCATAAGGACTAGTATAGTATATTGTGGAAGAGACATTCCCTCCTAAATAATCAATTGTTGCCGTAAACGATCCTTCTCTATTAGGATCTACTTTATTCTCCACAGTAGCTAAAGAAATTACTTGTTCACTCATCATCATCCTCCTCTATACCATAGTTTGGAATATTTTTTACTAATTTAAATTCAGATTGACATCCTCCTGTAGAAATAGTATGTTTATACCCCATTATTTTATAAATACCACTAAAAAAAGAATTCAGTGGTGTTCTTTTAGGTGAAAGACTTTGTGTTATAGGTGCATCTTGGGCCAAAACAATACACGGGGAAACCATTGTATGAACATCTGCTAAATGAAATATTGGTAAAGTTTTAATAGTCATTTGGAGAGATTCTCTGTACAAATGTTCTACCAAAAGAGTTAAGACGCTGTGAGGATCCCCAGGAAGCAGTTGCTCAACTTCTATAACTCCTTTATTTCCTCTATCTGACATATGGCTTAATATTGCTGCTATTTGATCAGAAGCGTCAAATTCATTATTAAGTCCCATTAGAGCCGCAAGGTCAGGAGATAATCCTGCAACCACCTTAGCGATAAGGTCTTGTTGGCTCTGCTTTCCTAAACCCATAAGAAACTTTATTTGCTTAATAAATCCAGCAACACCTCCTCTAGTTCGAAAAGGGAAAGATCCTACTCCTAAACGAAGAATCCCCTCTGCCGTCGCAGCAGCTTTATTTTGTATTGTTTTAAGATACCCTAGTTCTAATTGTGCAAAATAACTGGATGCAAAATGAAAAGTTAAATCTAAAATATTTGGATTTTGGGTATTATATCTAAAAACAGGAATTCCATTTTCCTCTAAAAATTTTCTTTTTTCTTCCTCAAGCTCAACCTCCTTATAAGCAAACTCGTCAGGAAGATAAGAAATATTTCCAAATGCTCCTATACCTTCTAAAGGGGGAAATGCTATAGCTCGTATAGCTTCAGTATACTTTGGATTGCTTAAAATTACATGATCTAACGGATGGAGGGGGATTCCTCTAAGTTCAATTTCCGTTTCAATAATTTCTACATCCTCTTTAGTAACATCCTCCCATATCTCCTTTACAAAGTCCGTCGAATCAGGGACAGCTAGTTTCAAGTTCTCAGTTGCCTTAGCTTTCAAATCATCAATCCCCTGTTTTTTTTGGGTCCAATTAATTTTCCCATAAAGATACTCTTGAATCAAAGCCTGATCCCCCACAATAATAGCTTCTTTATGTTCGTTAAATTTGTCATAGCCCCCAAAAGTTGGGAATAAATAAGTAGGAAGATCCTCTAATCCTTTATTCCAAAAATCTAAGGTATCTATCGCCGTTTCAGTGAAATAACCTAGATTAATTTGATATTCTCCTGTAGATATCTTATTAATTTTATCAAATATACCACGCAGTTTCTCCATATGATTTGGTATACCTTTATTACTAGCATTTTCAATAATAGCATAATATCTATTGTTAATAAAATGATCAGTAAAAGCCTCCTCAGGATTTTCTGACCCTTCAACCATCTGTCTGAAAGAAATTTCTGGTGCTGGTGTAACTTTCGGAGGAGGCAGTGACGCCTCCAAGTTCCAATTGCCCATAGTTAATCCAAGTCCCTCCACAAAGAAAGAAATAAATCTTGAAATTGATGCACTTTTCTCTAATTCTGGGCTAGTGTATATTGTTTTAACCGTGTCCGCATTCATACTTCCAAGTCCAGGCCCAACGACCGCCGCACCGATCCCGAGGCCCCAGGGCTCGGGCTCAGGGGCAAAAGATTTTTTACTGATACGGTCAATCCACTCACGACAAGTAATATTTAGATTAGGAAGTAAAACAATTACATTAGGATTATTAGTAGCATTTTGTATATAATCTCTAATAGCATCTACAATAATTGAATGAAAATCAATATCTCCTAATTGAGAAGAAATATTCTCAAGACCAATAGTAGATAATGCATCTTTTATTTTTTTATCATGAAGTCTAATAATATCTTTCGTTTCTTCCCCTAACTCCAGATATTCCAGAGGACTATACACAGGAGACTTATTAAATTTTATCTCTTTAGAATTTCCTGAAACACGCATAGTTAAGCCAGCCAAATCTAAATCAACTCGTTCATTATAAGCTCCTCTTCTATTGGATAATTTAAGAGATTGAGCTGTCGGTGCTATTCCTAAAACAAGCTTTTTTGCACCTTTCACGCTTATCTTTGCTGTTACTACCATCCCTCTATGAGGACCAGACCATAAATCTAGATTATTTCCTGTCCCATAAGCTATAAAGATTTGTTTTGTATTGTAATATTCACTATACTTTTTTTTAAATTCTTTAAAGAATTTATCACCATACTTCTTTTGGCTCTCTTTCATTCCTTTATTT